AAGAAAGACCTTCAGAAACTCACCGATGAAGAGATGCCTGCAATGCTTGCAGAAATAGGTATAGCTTCTTTCACCTTAGAAGACGGTTCGACCGTTGAGGTCAAACAAACGTATGGTGCATCTATACTAGTACAAAACCGTCCCTCCGCTTTTGAGTGGTTACGAGACCACCATCATGATGACATCATTAAGAATACAGTCTTGTGTCAGTTCGGTCGTGGTGAGGATGATCAAGCCAGTGCATTTTCTGCGTTTGCAGAGAGCAAGGGTTTTATACCTCAACAGAAGACTGAAGTTCATCCACAGACCCTACGGGCATTTGTGAAAGAACGATGTGAAGCAGGTGAGGAGTTCCCCATGGAGTTGTTTGGGGCTTGGGTAGGTCAACGCGCAGTAATCAAAAAAGGGAAGTAAACATGTCACAAAATAAAGAAGTCGCAGCAAAGAAGTCCACTGAGTTAGCAGCATTTGATCCATCTATGTTCGAGGCCGATGCGGGTCAGGGCATGGAAAACATGGGGCAGGATGATTTAGCATTACCCTTCCTAAAAGTGTTGTCGGGTAACGATCCCATCTTGGATGAAAACGAAGTCGCCCGTAAAGGTGACATATACAACACCGTCACAGGTATGGTGTACAAAGGTAAAGATGGCATTAGCGTAATCCCCTGCGCTTATCAACGTCGCTTTATTCAATGGGCCCCTCGTGGTTCTGGCAACGGTGCGCCGACTGCTATTTATGAGCCGGGCGAAGTACGTCCTGAAACTCAACGCTCCACTGAAGACAACAAAGATTATGTCGCAGACGGCAGCGGTGAATACATCGAAGAAACGCATCAGCACTTCGTGATCCTATTAGGTGACGATGGTGCTTTTGAGACGGCTTTGATCGCCATGAAATCTACGCAGCTAAAGAAGTCGCGTAAGTGGAACAGCATCATGGCCTCACGGTCCATGCAAGGTGCAAAGGGTCCATTTACTCCACCACGCTTCTCACACATCTATCACCTCAAGACCACACAAGAGGAAAACTCTAAAGGGTCATGGCACGGTTGGGAGATGTCCTGTGAGGGCCCCATTGCTGAAGCAGGACTATACGTTCGCGCCAAAGCTTTTGCTGACAGCATCACCACGGGTGACGTTGTTGTTAAACATACGGATGACGATGGCGTAAGCGGTAAAGCAGAACCGTTCTAAGCTAACGCAGTACTATGGGTGGGGCATGAAGCCCTGCCCTTTTTCGTATGGGGGCAAGCAATGTCATTAGACAAGTTTATGGCCATCTTTGATGGTCTGAAGGAAGCGCACGGTTACTTCAAGATAGAAAAAACGAGTGCAAGCGGCAAGGCTCAAGGCAAGGCTGGCGTTCTTCGCGAACCACAGACCAAGCAGCTTTGGGAAAACCATCTGTTAGGCACTGGAAATGGTCTGGGCATCATACCGATCAATGAAGACAACTGTTGCAAATGGGGCTGTATCGACATAGACCAGTACCCACTCGATCATAAGTTGCTGGTGGATAAAGTCCGCCGCATGAAATTACCCCTCGTTATATGCCGATCTAAATCGGGCGGGGCACACTGCTTTCTATTCACCTCGGAGTGGATCGAAGCTAAAGATATGCAGAGAGCTTTAAAGGCGATGGCCGCAGCATTGGGCTATGGCGAGAGCGAGATATTCCCAAAGCAGATCAAGCTGCATTTGGACAGAGGTGATGTGGGTAACTTCCTTAATCTACCTTACTACGACCATGAGGAAGGTTTGCGCTACGCATTCCTAGACGATGGCACCTCGGCAACATTAGACGAGTTTGTAGAGTTGTATACTAAGTTTGTTCAGAACCCTGAAGAAGCCCTAAAGCTGCAAGTAATTGGTGGCAAAGAAACCAAACTCTTGCAAGATGGACCGCCGTGCTTACAGATAATTTGTACGGATGGTATCAGTGAGGGGGGTCGTAACAATGGCTTGTTTAACATTGGGGTTTACTTACGCAAGGCTTTTCCTGATAGCTGGCAGGCTGAGATACTCAAGTACAACATGGAGTATCTTGCGCCACCGCTTCCGTTAAACGAAGTGAACATCGTGGCCAAGCAGCTTGAGCGAAAAGAATATGCTTATAAGTGCAGCGACTCACCTATCAATTCACACTGTAACAAAGACCTATGCCGTACTCGAAAGTTTGGTGTTGGTGCTGCAGTGTCAGGTGCTAGTGTAGCTAACCTTCGCAAGTATAACTCTACGCCTCCCGTGTGGTTTATGGACGTGAATGGCGAACCATTAGAGATGGACACTGAAGCGTTGATGAATCAGATGACGTTCCAAAAGGCTTGCATGGAGCAGTTAAACTTGATGCCTCGCTCAGTTGCGAAGCAGCAATGGGAAAGCCGCATCAGTACGCTGTTGAATGAGATGAAGGATAACGAGAGTGCCATCATTGAAGTTGCAGTAGATGCCAGCACTAGCGGTCAGTTCTATGATTACCTTGAAGAGTTCTGTCGCCACCTACAGGTTGCACAGGACAAAGAAGAGATATTACTGCGTCGCCCTTGGACTGACGAAGACCAAGGCATTACTTACTTTAGACTGAAAGACTTTGAGAACTTCTTGAAGAAGAATAAGTTCTTTGAGTACAAGTCTCACCGCATCGCGCAGCGACTGCGTGACATCAATGGATCAAGTGTTGTATTGAAGATCAAAGGCCGCGCTGTACGCGTATGGCAGATCCCTTCGTTTGACACGTCTGACATTGACATAGAAACACCGAAGTTCGGTAACGACTATAAGGCACCTTTCTAATGGTAGAAGATATCACAGGACCAGAATACGGCAGGCGTCGTAACGCAGAGATCGTCATGATGATTGACGAGCGCCTTATGACGATGACCGCAGTGGCCAAATGGTTTGGCATCTCGAAGCAGAGAGTTCAGCAAATTTACAGGAAGGAGAAGTCTAAAGATGTTTAGAATATTTGGACCTCCCGGCACAGGTAAAACAACCACCCTGCTCAACATGGTGGACGAAGCGTTAGAGAAGGGCACTCACCCACACTCAATCGCCTTCCTAGCCTTCACACGTAAAGCCGCAAACGAAGCTCGAGACCGAGCAGCCGAACGCTTTAACCTAGACCCTAAGACGGATCTAATACATTTTCGCACACTACATTCTCTTGCGCTGACTATGACAGACATACGCTCAGAGCAGGTGATGCAGGAGTCTAACTTCAGAGAACTGAGCCGATCAATCGGTGTCAAGCTAGGTGGCAACAAAGCCTCTAACTTTGATGATGACATCCCCTCAATGGTGGCAAGCAACGATCCTGTCCTTGGACTGATCAACTTGGCTAGACTTAGGAAAGTATCTTTGAGAGAGCAGTACAACATCAGCAACATCGAGCAAGATTGGAACACCGTTAACTACGTTGATAAATGTCTGAAGAAATATAAAGACACCATGAACTTATACGACTTCACCGACATGCTGTCAGAGTTTGCTAAAGGTGCTGAATACTACTGCCCACACTTTGACCTGTGCTTCTTAGATGAGGCGCAAGACTTGAGCCCGCTGCAGTGGGAGATCGCTCACGCTATCGATGCTAAATCCACGCGCATGTATTGTGCGGGGGATGATGACCAAGCCATCTATCGATGGGCGGGTGCGGATGTTGATCAGTTTATTAATTTGCCCGGCAGTTCAGAAACCCTGTCACAATCTTATCGAATCCCTCAGTCCGTACACAGCCTTGCCGAAAACGTTGTGCGTCGTATTGCACGTCGATACCCAAAGCGGTACGAGCCTAAAGAAGAAGCAGGCAAGGTCACGCGCATCAGCACCATCGCTGCGCTAGATATGTCCAAAGGGTCATGGCTCATCTTGTCACAGGCTGGCTACCATCTGCAGCCTGTTGCACTTGAACTAAAGTCTAGTGGTTACCTCTTTAACTATCGCGGCCATCGCAGCATCAGTGAGAAGTTATCTGACGCGGTCAACAGTTGGGAACAACTGCGACAGGGCAAAGCCGTCTCAGGTGAATCCGCTCGAAGGGTTTACAGTTTAATGTCCACAGGGGAGCGAGTCACAAGAGGCTATAAAAAGCTCACAGGGCTTGCTGACGACGAGTTTGTAACACTGCCTATATTGGTGGAGAGTTACGGATTAAAAGCCGACGACAGCATGATCTGGTCCGAGGCGATGGACAAACTGCCTGACATGGATAGAGCCTACATCACGGCTCTTCTAAGACGAGGCGGAAAGTTTAATGGCATACCTCGCATTACAGCGTCCACGATCCACGGATCAAAAGGTGGTGAGGCGGATAACGTCGTACTGTTCACGGACCTTAGTCCAGCAGCCGATAACGAAATGCGCATCAACCCTGATGACATGCATCGCGTGTTCTATGTAGGGGTTACGCGAACCAAGCAGAACTTATATATTGTTGAGGCCGAAGACGCCACAAGGAGTTATGATTTATGACTATGAGAAAAATGAGTTGGGATGAGTGGAAGAAAGAAAAGACTAAAGAGATGGAGTCTGATCCGATGTTCTCATTTAACACAGACGTTAAGCCTGCTAAAGGTTTAAAAGCAGATGGATTTAACGATGCCATTATGGGGATCGTACAACGCTGTGGCCAAGACGACGTGGTCCTATACGACACTGATAAAGTAATTGAAGGCTTGATGAAGGGTGACGGGATGTCCTATGAAGAGGCTGTCGAATACTTTGAGTTTAATATACTAGGGGCTTGGGTAGGTGATGGCACTCCCGCATTCTTTTCTCGCGCAAGTTACGAAGAGTTAAAAGAAGAAGTAGGCGATGATTTAGGGGACTTGTTATGAGTTTACAAATGGCGATGTTCGCTAGTAAAAACGAATGGGTTCCACCTTTGGAACTGCCCGACATCACGGGTGCATCAAAGATTGCAATTGATGTTGAGACTCGAGACCCCAACCTAAAAAGAAACGGGCCCGGCTGGCCAACAGGTGACGGCGAAGTCGTAGGCTACGCAATAGCCGTAGATGGCTGGTCCACGTATATTCCTATACGACATTTTGGCGGTGGTAACCTTGACGAGAAGATCGTCAACCGCTGGCTCAAGAAAGTATTCGAGTGCCCCGCCGATAAGATCATGCACAATGCGCAGTACGACTTGGGCTGGATCAAACAGATGGGCTTCACGGTCAATGGACGCATCATCGATACCATGATCATTGCCTCATTGCTTGACGAGAACCGTTTTAGTTACAGTTTGAATGCGCTGGCCTACGATCTGCTGAACAAGACCAAGTCAGAGAAAGGTCTAAACGCTGCCGCCCAAGAGTTCGGTGTCGATCCCAAAGCTGAAATGTGGAAGATGCCCGCGATGTATGTCGGACCATATGCTGAAGCAGACGCGGAGTTGACCCTTGAACTCTGGAACTATTTTTCCGTTAAGCTGACACAAGAGGACTTGTGGGGCGTCGCTAATCTCGAGTTGGATCTGTTGCCATGTCTCGTGGACATGACCATGCGCGGTGTCCGCGTCGACGTTAACCGAGTTGAGCGTACTAGGGATAGCCTTCTTAAACGGGAGGTCGAGGTCATGAAGGAGTTGAAGCGCGTCGCTGGCACGGGCGTGGAAATCTGGGCTGCGCAGTCTCTGGCAAAGTCCTTCGACAACCTCGGAATCGATTACCCAAAGACTCAAAAGGGCGCACCTAGTTTCACTAAACTCTTTCTCCAAGAGCATAGTCACCCCGTTGCAAAGCTCATCGTTGAGGCTCGGAATCTGAACAAGACATCCGGCACCTTCATCAACTCCATCATGAAGCACTGTCACGCTGATGGCCGAATACATTCCCATATTAATCAACTCCGTTCCGATGATGGTGGTACCGTTTCAGGCCGCATCTCTATGCGCAACCCTAACTTGCAACAGATTCCAGCCCGCGATCCAATCTTCGGGCCCATGATACGCTCGTTGTTTCTCCCAGAGGAGAACGAGAAGTGGGCGGCCATTGACTTCTCGCAACAAGAACCGCGCATCTTGGTCCATTATGCGCATGTCTATGGCAAAACGCGAGGCATAGAACTAGAGGGTGCGTCTGAATTTGTGCAGGCATACAATGAAAAGCCCGAGACGGACTTCCATAGTTTAGTTGCCGAGATGGCCAGCATTCCCAGAAAACAAGCCAAGACCATTAACCTTGGTTTGATTTACGGTATGGGTGTAAACAAAATGTCAGAAGAATTGGACATCGATGTCGATGAGGCCAAAGCTTTGGTCAAGCAGTATCATGCCCGTGTACCTTTCGTTAAAGGTTTGATGAGCGGTGTTATGAACCGCCTCAATGACAAAACGTCAGGGGGTGCGCTGCGCTCACTGGAAGGTCGTAAGTGTCGATTCGATTCGTGGGAGCCCGACACGTTTGCAATGAACAAGGCGCTGCCATTTAAGGAGGCTGTGGCTGCTTACGGTCCGACCACTAGACTTAAGCGGGCCTTTACTTACAAGGCCTTAAACAGGCTTATACAAGCTTCTGCTGCGGACATGACCAAGAAGGCCATGGTGCAGTTATACAAGCTAGGTAAGCTACCCTTGTTGCAGATCCACGATGAGCTTGCCATGTCCGTTACGAACTTAGAAGAAGCACAAGAGATAGCCAAGGTTATGGAGAATGCTGTGCCGCTAGAAGTGCCCAATGTGTGTGATATAGAAATGGGACCGTCATGGGGTGAAGCTAAATAAGTTTGACACGTATGCGATAGTATGCGATAAAGTGTTCTCAACTAACACGGAGAACGTTATGAGAATCAAAATTGACCAGTGGGAAGTGCTGAGAGCTTTAGAGCTTTACTTCAAAACCGAATACAATGTGGACTGTGATTTAGTCGAAGGACTTGATACATGGCCTGTCATTGATTACCAACAAAGGATATTAGTTAAAAAGAAGCATAAGAACGGCAGGGTAGTGAAGAACGAAAACGGTTATGACGAAATTGACTACTCTAAAACTACGCACAAAAAAGCGTCGATCGAGTGGTCCGAGTTTGATGCAATCACTCTTTTCTTACCTGCAAAAAGCTAATATCCTTTAAGTAATAAAAACAAGCCCGCGCTCCTTGGATCGCGGGTTTTTTGTGTGTATAACCTTGCTTTCTTGCATATGTTCCTATAATATCTTACACAATTGGAGAGTAAATAATGGACACAACACGTTGGAAAAGTATTCTCGTACCTCGCGAAGTGTATGAGGAGATTAAAACCTTGTCAAAAACTGAAGGCCGAACAATCGGCGGGCAATTACGCTTAGTTTTTGATTGGTACAAAGAATCTCAAGGAGAAAACGGTGACGTTAGAAAACCTAGAGGAAGAACAAGGGGAAATACAGAAAAGGCTAAGTAATAATACTTGCCCCAACTGTAGAAAACCGCTTAAAATGTTAGAGCATACGGAAAAATCAACAATACGAGAATGCAAATCATGCTTGTTAACGATTGTAGATGTAGCACCATCATTAAAACCAAATTAATTGTATGCGATAAAGTATTGCTTGTCTTATATTGCCGTGTATAATGTAACCGAACGTTTAAAAACGTGCTCCGTAGTTAGTAAAAACCTTTCCCCCCTATACCAAATCGATTGCCCTCGAGGGGGGGACTTTTTCATCTGGAGAAAAGTATGGACAAAATATTTGTTAACGGCCTCATGGCTAAAAAGCCTAAAGACCAAGCACCTGATTGGGTGAAGTGCAACATCAGCATCAAGCGCGAAGAACTAATCGCGTGGCTAGGTGCAGAAACTAAAGAGTGGATCAACGTCCAAGTCTGCGAGAGCAGAGGTGGCAAGTGGTATGCCGAAGTCGATACTTGGGAACCCACTCCACGTAACAACCCTGCACCAGCAGCGAGCCCACCAGCACGAGGCGCGGGCCTTGGACCTTCCGATAGCGGAGAGTTTGGTAAAGATGACATCCCCTTTTAACAAAGGCAAGGAACAAGATCAGGCCGAAGACGATTTCTTTGAAGCGGCTCGCTTGTCGTTAATCATGTTAGAAGAATTTGAAGCGCGAGGCCTCAACACAGGGGCCGCTATCGGCGGTGCCCTAACTCAGATCCTCACCCACCTTATCGATGTGTCTCCTGATATCCCATCAGCTATGACAGTACTGTCCGCCAGCCTCAACAATGCATCCTTCCAAACCGACAGCCTAAGCGTAGTACCCCTTCAAGACGAAGATGTCGTCCATTAAAAAACCCGCTATCCGAAGAAGGCGGGTTTGGGGTTTAGGTTGCAGATAAAACCTTATAAGCTTCGTAAGATTTAGTCACAACCGTATGTGACGTACATACTTCATCGTAAATTTCAGGTGCTTTTCGGTAAGCCTGACGTGTAGCCATATACACCTTACGATCAGCAAGATAAATCGCGTAAAGAGAATCAACAGCCGATTGCTCTTTAAGACTTCTTCGGTTAGCGGGGGCATCTAACTCGGGGTTAACCAAAGTCGATCTCAAGATCCGATAGATATCTTGGAAGCAATGCCCATGCGGCTTTTGGAAGTTACCTTGCCCGCCGAGAGAATACATTCGAGTATAAGGTCCATAAGCAAATTGCACATGGTGAGCCACTTCGTGGGCCACGACCGCAAACAATACTGATTCAGGCGTTGCAGCCTGCTTTCGTTCCCCTATTACAGGGTCAGCTTTGTAAGCAGAGTATTCGTTTAAAAATAAACCACCACGATGGTAATTCGCAATGTCTATTGAAATACCCTCGTCTTCATAAGCATAGCTGCGCTGGCTTTTCTTTTTAATGACCACATGAAGAGGTTTCCAAAACGCTTTCTTTTTTAGAAAACCAATCTCATGCTTTGGTTTGTTGAGTTCAGTCATGCACCGCTTGACCATCTTCAACACCATCACTCGATCGGCGACCGTCACATTTTTCCCACGTTTACACGTAACTTTATAAGTCATATTTTTTTCCGTAATCAAATTGTAAAAGAGCAAGAGGGTCTTGCCGCGACCCTCGGTCGGCTGGAAAATTCCAACCGATATGCTATTGTATCACATATCACAGGGTATGTCAAGTCCCATTTTATCGCATAACCACGTGTGACGGGGGCTGCAGCCTGTTTTTGTTGTGATTACTAAACAACTTGCTCTAATTAATGTATTGTGTCAAAATACAAATGAGTCGGAGTACGCGGCTCGACGACCAAGCGTCACTTGGAATCTAGGAGAATATTTATGATTACAGCAAACAATCCAGCAAACGATGTTTACGAATACGAGTCGGAAATCATCGACACTCGATCCGATCTGTTTTGGGAACTGCAAACCACGGGCTCGGTTTTTATTAACCGATGTGAAGTGTCTACTTTTGAACTGTTAGAAAATGTTTCTGACGACGATAAAGCTGACGTGTTCTCGATGCTGATCACAGGCAACGACGATGTCAAAAGCCACGCTATTGACCTGCTCATGCATTCGTTCGTCAATACTTACGATGACTATGCCATTTTAAGGCATTACATCGATTCATTAACCGACATTTAGGAGGCAACGATGTCGTTTAAAAAAGAAATTGAAACCCTCGAAGAGATGGTAAAAACCGCCAAAGATAATTACTGGCTTTATCACAGTTTAGTTGAGCAGAATTTTTTCGGTGATGAAACGCATGAAAAAGAATTACTGCTAAAACACGCTAAACAAGGCCAAGTCATTGTCGCCTTGATGGAAGCCCTTGATCAATACAAACAATATGAGCAGGTGTGCAAATGAGCATACGATTGATCGGCATCGACTATAAACTCCGTCATGAAGGCATTAAAGAAGATGACATCACACGAGAGGTGTCTTCTAAATTTGATTTTAAGTTTGAAGGCACGTCCGAAAGTATTGTTCCCGCGATGCCATTTTACGACGACGATTTTAGCATCGGTTTAATTGTTGGCCCTTCAGGCAGTGGTAAATCCACCTTGCTAAAAAACTTTGGTGACGCTGATCAATTGGAGTGGGAGCACGATAAAGCCATCGTGTCTCACTTCGATAGTGCCATCGATGCCCAAGATCGGCTCACGGCTGTCGGACTAAGCAGCATACCTGCATGGTTTAGGCCGCACCATATCCTTTCGACAGGCGAGCAGTATCGAGCTAATGTGGCGCGATCGTTAAAAGACGGCGCGGTAATCGATGAGTTTACCAGCGTAGTAGATCGCAGTGTTGCTAAATCGTGCTCCACGGCGCTTAATCGATACATCAAAGCCAAAGGTGTAAAGAACGTGGTCTTTGCCTCATGTCATTACGACATCATCGAATGGCTTGAGCCCGATTGGGTGTTCGACACCTTTACGGGAGAGTATCTCCCAAGGGGGTCACTTCGGCGACCCGAAATTAAGTTGGATCTCCTACCTTGTGGGTCAGAGGCGTGGGCAATGTTCCGCAACCATCACTATCTCTCAGGAGACCTTAATAAAAGTGCTCGACACTGGTTATGTGTGTGGGGAGCAGTTGCCGTTGGTTTTACCTCGGTGTTAGCGATGCCCAGTGGAACCCTAGTCAACGCGTTTAGGGGCCATCGGACCGTGGTGCTTCCTGACTACCAAGGCTTGGGCATTGGCGTTCGCATGAGTGACGCCATTGGGGAGATATACGTTAGGGAAGGCAAACGATACTTTAGTAAGACCACCCACCCTCGTATGGGTGAGTATCGAAATAAGTCAGACAAGTGGAAGGCCACGTCTAAAAACATGAAAAAACGCGGGAGTTCAGGTGCCAACACTATGTTGGGATGGGAACCTCGGACCGTCTTTTCTTATTCGCATGAATATAAAGGAGAATAACAATGATTGAAAAATACGCTAACCAATTAGGGTGGACTGACTGTGAACCGCACGAAATTGTAAAAGAAGTCTCGAAGATCACCCTCGAAGTCAAAGCCATGCATTCTGAAAAGGATGAATCGGTCAAGATGAACTTCCAAGTAGGTGGGTTCTCGGCCCACTGCATTAATAATTACGCTCAGAAATGGATCATAACGTCATTAGACGACGCCACTGTATTCCGCATCCGTTACAGTAAGGCTAAACAAACGTGGTGCGACAAATATGGACGCCGATACGAATTATCAGATGCGCCTCATAAATTTTACGATTACAATTTTTAAGGAAAAAAAACCATGCAACAACCGCACGGCAACACTGGCAATCAACACGCCATCAAAACAGTCAAAAAAACCTCAACAGTCGTCTTACGCTGTACATCGGAAGAAAAATCCAAATGGGTTAGATGTGCAAACGGAAAAAAATTGTCTCAGTGGGTTACCGAAACTTTAAATAAAGGATCAATGCGATGAATAAAAATCTAATTTCAATCGACGAAGTCTGCGCCATCGTCAACTGCTCTGCACCCACCATTTATCGGCGGATAAAAGATAATAAGTTTCCCGCCGCGAAAAAAGTGCCAGCCATCAAAGTGCGCGGCCCTCGAACCATACATCGATGGGACAGAAAGCAAGTGATGAAGTGGTTACTTGAAGGGAACGAAAAAAAATGGACAAAAAATCGCATTGCAATCGGGGCCTACGTTGATAGCGAATCAATCATCGCGGACGCCGAACAACGTATCGCGCCACCCGTTCGTCACGATATCGATTGGAACATGGCAGCAATCGCCAGTGGCCTCGTCTGTCTGATCGTCTACGTTTATTTTTTAACTTAGGTAGGTGGCTCACCAACCACGGCACGAGACTAGGACTCTCGAGGGGATAGCTGTGGCTAGTGAGCCAAGTTTTGAGTATAGCGCATCGCGGCTCGGGGAACATATTAAACGCCGTTTGTGTATATAGGAGCTGAAAATAAAAATAAAAGTTTTCTCTTCATATAGGCGTAACCAGTGTAACCATGTAACTTTGCTATCTCATCCCTGTGTATATAGGGTTCTCAGAGGTAACACAAGTATCAAACCAATATGTAACGTACAATAAGTTTATGTAACCTTAAATGCAAAAGTGCGTTAAGCGGGTCTGAGATTTTTTTCTTTAAAAAATATTTCTGAAGCTGCATATACAGAAGGGGCTTTTTAGGCCAAAATGATAGGGTAAGTCACTCTAACTAACTGGAATAGTAATGCCTACAAAAGAAACATCCAAGTTCGTCCCCGAAGTCGTCAAAAAGACACGTGGTCGGCCCAAGTCCACTAAAAACCAACCTCTGACTCGAAAACAAGAACTGTTCGTCAAAGAATTGGTCTCTAAAGACGGCCAGATCACTATGCGAGAAGCTGCTATCAATGCTGGCTACCCAGCTAGTTCTGCTCACACTCGAGCGTATGAACTAACAAATCACCATATCAGTCCCCATGTTGTTTATGCCATTAAATCTTATAGACAAGAACTAGATGAAAAGTTTGGCGTCACCTACCAGCGTCATTTACGTGATCTGCAATCGATTAGAGATTTGGCACTAACCAATGGTGCGTATTCAGCAGCAGTGCAAGCTGAATATCGCAGAGGCATGGCGCAGGGCGACATCTACGTCAGCAAATCTGAAATAAGAACTGGCACTATCGACAGCATGAATAAAGACGAAGTTATGAAAGCACTTCAGGAAATCAAGGAATCTTATGCGCCCATCACTATCGACGTTACTCCCGAAAGACCGAACAATTCCTCGAACCGCAACAAAGCTAGAAAGCGACTTGTGGAAAGTGATGAAATTAGCACTGGCGAAGAGTCCGAGAACTTGGAAAACGACTCGGATTGAGACGTGGGCTATGCCCGGCGTCCCCGATGTTTTAGCTTGTGATGAACAAGGCCGTTTCCATTTTATAGAATTGAAAGCCACCAAAGGAAATGCGGTAGACTTGCGACCACATCAAGTTGCGTGGCTAAGTAACTACGGCTATGCTAGCGTTTGGGTGTTGGTCAGGAAAGCTGCGACTAAAACTCAGCCTCAAAAGATTTACCTTTACCACGGTAGTTCTGCTATGGATCTAAAAATGGAAGGGTTAAAGGTTGAGCCTATTTATTATGCCGAGGGGGACTTTGATTGGGATGCGATATTAAGTTTGATATCTCCCATACAATAGTATAAAGTTGTATAGGTCAGCGGGCAAAGCTGGCCTAACTAATTGGAGTACTTATGTTACATCGAGAATTAAACACCATTGAAGAGCTTGAGTTTGTTGAGTGGGCAAATGATAACTACCAAGCAAATCAACCAATTGACCGAGAGCTTTGGCATCCCGTAATCGTTCAGCGTTGTGATGAGATCAATGATCTACATTACACTCGCCGCAACCAAGAGGTGATCGATAGGGCCTTAAGCCGCATATTTACTGACGTTCTTAAGCGTGATTTGAAAGGCATTGAAGAAATCCTTAAGTGGATACCTAAGCACCGCTTACTAAGGTATATTGATTCTGAAACCGCAGCCGATCATTTGGTGCGAGTGTCTAACCCACTTGAGGTGCAATCGTGAAAACAGTCCTGCACGTTAACCAGCACAACATTCGAGCCAATAACAAAGGCGCGGATCTACCTGTATTGACTGTCAAAGATTATCGCCAGAATAGAAAATGTAATGAAGCGGTATTGAAAGACGACAACGGCATCATCATTGCAAGGCTTGTTTACAGTCCAAACAAACCTTTATCGTGTGGAGCCAAGGTGTGGCTCGAAACTGAACTTAACGTAGAAACTTTGGAGAGTTAAAATATGTTCTTTTTGTTTAAGATGTTTGCCCAATTAAAGCACGGCCCTGCCGCTGTCAAAGAGTTTGAAGAGCAGCAAAGACGGCCCTCTTTAAAGCAGCAATGGCGACCAAAGCAGAAAATAGCTAGACGTAGAAAATAGCCTGATTAAAAATTCCCCTTGCCCACTTCGGTGGGCTTTTTAATGCGCGTTTGCATTGTAGTTACAATACATCTATAATCTTTTAGTCGGCGGGCAAAGCTGGCCTTATTAACTAATTGGAGTAACGTTATGATGGATATCATGATAGTTGGTAAAAAGCGTAAAGATGGGAAGTATAAGGTTAAAACCTACTTCCAAGGTGCGCCAAACATGTTTGGTGGGCGCGACCATGGGCAGTGTTTCACTGGTCTAAAAACCCCTGAAAAGGTGTTTGCTTTATTAAATCACCCTGCTTTAGGAACAGCGTCCAATATGGATGCGTTCTATGCTTTGGAGGGCAACGGCGATGTGTAACACTTGCTCAACTAAATGCACGACTAAAGTCACCCAATATGTCCCACGAGGTTACGGGTATAAAGAGGTCGTTATGGATTGTGGTAACACGGGCTATAACGGCGATGAACTGCGATGCGAGCGGTGCGAGAACATCAAGCCATGGTATATCTGCGAATGCGGATCTGACATTAGCGAGTATGACTGCCCGAGGGGCTGCGGAGAGCAATGATGACTAATTTAACTTTGGCGTTAAAAAATAAAGACTATATGGCGTTTGATGACGCCACGTTGTTGCAGATAGCCGCGTTATTGGCTGAGTCTTCTAATAAGATCCAAACGTGGGCTTTTATCCAATCATGTTTAAACGAGTTGGTGGAGGCCCATGAAGAGGGTTTGACTGAGCAGATAGCTCAACAGGAACAAGACGAATTGTTTTACTAAACTAATTTGGAGTAACTTATGGAAATGTTAAAAAATGTGCGGGCATCTGACCTTGTTTTAGATCGGACTTTTAACCCCGCCGAAAGTCCAGATGTCGAGACTTTAAACAATGATTACCTTGCGGAATCCTGCGGATTGATTCCCGACTTTTTTGCTGATGCTTGTTTGATGCTAGAACTTGATGGCGATACTATCGATTTTAAAAATCCAAAATCAACTGAACTGGATCATATTGCCGAGACTATGAATACTATCTATGGAAGCGGTGGCTTTTACGATGGCTTTGGTGGCTCAATCGATGAGGATGGCTGTTATGTTAGCAAGTATTCTGAGGAGGAGCCCATGCCCCCATTTGCTCGATTCCGTTATGATCATTATGTTTGCTATGTTTACGATTGCGCCGTGACTGTCTTGTTTGATTTAGAGACTCGCCAAACTATTATTGGCCGCTTCGACTAGCCACTAGCCCCACTATACTAGCCCGCCATGTGCGGGCTTTTTTATGCGCGTTTACTTTGTCTCACAAATCATTTATTATATCTGTGTCGGCGGGCAAAGC